TAAGGGGCGGAGAAAGGAGAGTCATGAACTATATTGTGAAAATTTCATGGTATAGCGGAGGCTGCGAGTTACTTGCCGATGAATTTTTCCCAACCACGATAGAGAAAACCAGAAAGCTCTTCAAACTCTTGGTTGCTGACCCAGGCTGGGATGACGGAAAAGTAAGAGAGCTTTTGGATTATTTCAAGGAGCGCAAAGTCCGGGAAGTCAAAAAGGCGGAAGAGGCCCGAAGCATGGCTCAGGGACTTATGCGGGAGGCAGAGGTCATTAAGGCAAGATGTTCTCGTAACTCCGAAGAATACCAGGAATATATGCGGCTCCGTGATAAGGCTTTAGACTTGGGCCGAAGTTCTACTACTCACTTGAACGCCGCTCGTTATTGCGTTAAGGCATACGCACTATTGAGAGATATGTGGGGAGGGAATGTGGCTTGACAAGCATGAACCGTAAAACCGGAACCTCTTTTGAGCGGCAGCTTTGTACCAGCCTCGCAGGGTATGGCTTTTGGGCGCACCAGATGGCGCAAAACAGCCAAGGACAGCCATTTGATGTGATTGCCGCTAAGAATGGTCGCACCTATCCCATTGACTGTAAGGTATGTGAGAAAGACATTTTCCGGCTGGAACGAGTGGAAGAAAATCAGTATTCCGCAATGATACTCTGGCGGCAGACGGGAAACGGTGAAGGTTGGTTCGCTCTCAGAATGACCAACGGAGAGGTATGGTTTATCTCTCTCGAAGCCATGGAGAGAGCCATGCTTACCCGGAGATCGTTGTACTGGTCAGAAATTAAGCAGTTCGGAATTACACTGGAAGAGTGGGTGTCGAAATGCGGATGACCGTTTCTAATCAGCTCAGGATTGAGAACCCTACCGCTGACCTATTGGAGTGGTGCAAGAAAAATCTGGTGTTGGCAAATCCCGATTATACCAAAAAGGCCCGTATGAACCTGTGGCTTGGTAATACACCGCAGAAGTTGTACCTCATGCAATGGGATGGCGACACGCTGGTGCTTCCCTACGGTTGCTTCAATGATGTTCTTCGGCTGGCTCCATTCACCGATGTGTCCATGACCTTTGCTCCGCAGTCCAAGGTTGACTTCCAATGCAATATTCCCCTTTACGATTATCAGGAGAAAGCAAAAGACGCTCTGGTAGAAAGTGGTCGTGGGATTTTGCAGAGTGCGGCTGGCTCCGGCAAAACGCAGATTGGGATTGCGCTGGCTTGTGAGATTGGAGAAAAGACACTCTGGCTCACCCATACAAGGGACTTGCTTTTGCAGAGCAAGAGCCGAGCAGAGCAGTATATGAGTTCGGCCCTGACCGGAACAATCACAGAGGGAAGAGTCCAGATTGGTAAGGGTATCACCTTCGCAACGGTACAGACCATGTGCAATCTTGATCTAAACCGATACAGGGACACTTGGGGCTGTGTCATTGTGGACGAGTGCCACCGGGTAGCCGGTACACCCACCGCAGTCACACAATTTTCCAAGGTACTAAGCTCACTGGCCGCTCGGCATAAGTACGGCCTCTCTGCCACGGTTCATCGGGCAGACGGCATGATTGCTGCTACTTATGCTCTTTTGGGAAAAATCGCCTATCAGGTGCCAGACGAGGCGGTAGCCGATAAAATCATGACCGTCAGTGTCCTTCCCCGGCCTACTCAAATTGGTTTAAGTAAAGAGTTCCTTGATACGGACGGCACAATCATCTATGCCAAGCTGATAAATTATCTGGCTGAGGACTTCCGTAGAAACGGTCAGATTGTCGGTGATCTCATGCTGAACGCCGAGCATTACAACCTTGTTTTGTCTGACCGGTTGGCCCACCTGGAATATTTGATGGCCCATCTCCCGAAGCATTTGAGAGATCAGGCGGTAATGGTAGACGGGAAAATGACTTCCAAAAAGGGCAAGGCGAAACGGGAACAGGCCATAGAGGACATGAGAGCTGGGAAGAAGCACTATTTGTTCGCAACCTATGCCCTGGCAAAAGAGGGGTTGGACATTCCCAGGCTTGACCGGTTGTACCTCACCACTCCGCAAAAAGATTACGCCATTATTACACAGAGCGTAGGTCGTATTGCCAGAACCTTTGAGGGCAAGGGAGAACCGATTGCCTATGATTATGTGGATAACGGTATTCAATACCTTGTCCGCAGTTATAAAAAACGATGCACTTCGTACCGCAAATGTGGCTGCAAAATTTTAGAATGAGGGGGGGGACAAATGAAAACCCGTGAGTGTGATGTGGGTGGAGCAGTCAGGCTCCCGAAACAGTTTTATGAACGGCCTCTCACACTTGAAGAAAGCCGGTTTGCTTCGGAACACATTAGTATTGTGTACCGCTATTTAAGACAACAGGGCTTAAACTCTGATGAATGGTTTGATGTGGTTATCTTCCGGTATCTGTTAAGTGTGAAGCGATATTTTGCACTTCCTGAGTTGCAGAAATTGAAGTTTATCACGGTAGCCTGTTCCGCAATGCGCTCTGCCGTAGGACATGAAAGGCGAAAACAAGCCTCTGAGCCAGTTACGGTTAGTCTATTTGATGTTATACCGGGCACAGAAGACCTCTGTTATATCGACACGATTGCTGCCCCGGAAACCAATTAAGAAGAGGGTGAATAGATTGAAAATTACCTACAATGTTCAGGCTCCCGACAGAAGGGGATTTGCCAAGAGCGAAGAAGTCAAGGCCATTGAAGATTTTCTAACCAGCGGTAACGCAAAGAATATGTGCTTTGAGTATGACACCAAGGAAGAGGCGAAGAACAAGCTGGCAACCATTTCGGGTCATAAGCGCAAGTACAATGAGCAGCACCCGAAGGGGTATGATGCTTACCGAGTTGATAAGTGTATCTATATCATCCGGGGAGCCAAGGTAAAATGAAAGTCCTTGTAGCCTGTGAAGAAAGTCAAGCGGTATGTATCGCCTTTCGGAAATTGGGGCATGAAGCCTATTCTTGCGATACACAAGAGTGTTCTGGTGGACACCCGGAATGGCACATCAAAGGAGATGTTCTTCCTCTTATCAATGGCAATAAGCCGTTTATTACGATGGACGGTGATCTTCACGCCATTGTTGGAACATGGGATTTGCTGATTGCTTTTCCTCCATGCACCTACCTGACCAATGCGGGTTCTGTCCGATTGCGAATAAAAGGGGAAATCAATAAAGAACGAATGGCGAAAGCCGTTGAAGCCAAAGCGTTTTTCATGAAGTTTCTGGAAGCAGATTGCCAGAAAATTTGTGTTGAGAACCCCACACCCGGAAAAATCCACCAGTTGCCGCAATATACCCAAGCGATACAGCCATGGTGGTTCGGACACCCTTACACGAAGCGGACTTGCCTGTGGCTTAAAAACCTCCCCCCCCTTACCCCTACCGATATTATTCGGGAAGGAGTTACCCCGTATGTTAATGGAGGTTGTAAAGACGCTCATGGGAATTACCAGAGATTTCAGGGTAGGAATGAGCGTGACCCAAAAACTCGTTCAAAAACATTTCCGGGTGTTGCACAAGCAATGGCCCAACAGTGGGGAGGCGATATGAGTGGATAATCTTTTTATCTTTGACTGTGAGGTGTTTGCCTTTGATTGGCTTTTCGTGTTCAAACACAAGTCTACCGGGGAGTACACCGTAATTCACAACGACAACGAAGCAGTCAAACAGTTCATGGAACAGGAGCCACTTTTGGCCGGGTTCAATAACAAGCACTATGACCAATTCATTCTGAAAGCTGTTTTGGCAGACTATACGCCGGAAGAGGTGAAAGTGGTCAATGATTTCATCATCGTCCAGGGGCATGAGGGATGGGAACACCCTGATCTTCGAGAGAGCCGGATATACTTTGACCAATACGACCTCATGGACGATTGCCAAATGGGATTGTCCCTGAAAGCAATAGAAGCTCACCTGGGTATGGATATTCGGGAAACCACTGTGTCTTTCAATCTTGATAGGCCATTGACTCCCGAAGAGCTGGAAGAGGTCATCTTCTACTGCAAGCATGATGTGGACGCAACCGATAAGCTGGATGACCTTCGACAAGGCTACCTGTCCAGCAAATTGACCCTGGGCAAAGAGAAAGGTATTTACCCGGCAAAGGCTCTCTATATGACCAATGCCAAGCTGACTGCTGCCTACCTTGACGCAGAGCCTAAACCCCATTATGACGAGCGGGAATATCAGTACCCGGCTACTCTGTTACGCCAGTACATTCCGCAGAAGGTATTTGCATTTTTTGACCGACTGAAAGACATGACCATCCCCAATGAGGTGGTGTTTAAAGAGAAGCTGGAAATCATGGTTGGTGACTGCCCTTGCACGATTGCCTACGGAGGTATTCATGGGGCCATTCCATGTTACCGGGAGGAAGCTACGAAAACCCGTTCCATCCGCAATAAAGATGTTGCCAGCTACTATCCTCACCAGATGATCTTAAACGGCTATTGCAGTCGGAACATTCCCTCTCCCGATGTGTATGCAGCTACCATTGAGCGGCGGGTCAAAGCAAAAAAGGCCGGTGACAAGGCTACGGCCAATGCTCTAAAGCTGGTGCTGAACACCACCTATGGAGCCATGTTGAACAAGTATAACGACCTCTATGACCCCCTCATGGGCCGCTCGGTCTGTATCTCAGGACAGTTACAGCTTCTTGAAATGGCTATCCATCTCATTCAGGATTGCCCTACGCTGAAAATCATTCAGCTCAACACCGATGGCATCATGGTCAGCCTTGATGACTCCGATGTTCCCAAGTATCAAGAGATTACCGGAGAATGGGAGCAACGCACCGGCTTTGAGTTGGAAGAAGACCTGATAAAGATGATCTGCCAGAAAGATGTAAACAATTATGTGGAAGTCCCGTTTGAGGGCGACCCCAAAATCAAAGGCGGGGTTCTGGTTCGAGGGATTGCACCGGCAGGAGCGTTTAATGTCAATAACAATGCCTGTGTAGTTGCCAGAGCGGTCAAGGATTGTCTGGCCTACGGGGTTCCTGTGGAGCAGACTATCATGGAGTGTAACAAGCTGCTGGACTTCCAACTGATCGCCAAAGCTGGAAGTAAGTATGGTGACGCTCTTCATGAGGTGGATGGAGAATTACAAGTGGTACAGAAAGTCAACCGGGTCTATGCCACGGACAATCACCGTATGGGAACGCTCTACAAAATGCACCTCTCGACTGGAAACCCCGTGAAGATTGCCGGATTGCCGTCAAGATGTGTGGTAGACAATGACAATCATCTCTCTATTGAGGTGGTTGACCGTGACTGGTATATCCGGTTGGCAAAACGGTATGTCCGGGATTTCCTTGGTATCAAGCCCCCTAAGCGGAATACTCGGCGAGTAAATAAGGTCAAAAGGGAACTGACGGCTTTGTTGGAGGGATAATTTCACAGAAAAATCGCCAATGGTTTGAAAATAAACAAGAGGAAAAGGAGGTGGAGAGATTTTTGAAGATAGGAATGTGGTCTGACTCTATCAATTTTCCTAACCTTCCTCTTATGAAATTATCTTCCTACCACAAAGAACAGGGGGATAGCGTTGAATTGATAAAAGAAGGTGAACATTATGACAGAGTTTATTTAAGCAAAGTGTTCAATTTACCTCTTTTGAACAAAATCCCGCAATCTCCGCCTATATTCCATGCAGACGATGTAGTACGGGGGGGGACAGGATATGCGATAAAAGTGGAAAATGGCAAAGAGGTATTTCACAGTGAATTACACGAGAATTTGCCAAGCGAAATTGAACACCGCTATCCCGATTATTCTTTGTTCCCGCAATATCAAAATACGGCCTATGGGTTTTTAACTCGTGGCTGTTGCAATAACTGTTCATTCTGTATTGTCTGTCCCAAGGAAGGAAACCAGAGTGTTCAGGTAGCAGATTTGAGTGAATTTTGGAATGGGCAACGGGAAATCAAACTTCTTGACCCCAATTTATTGGCTTGCCGAAATCGAGAAACGCTCCTGAAAGAACTGATTGAAAGTGGTGCCCGTGTTGATTTTACCCAAGGAATTGATGCTCGATTTATCACCAGCGACATTGCCGAACTTATCAATCAGGTCAAAATCAAAACAATTCACTTCGCCTTTGACTTTATGAAAAACGAAAAGGCGATCATTCGAGGATTGGAGTGTTTCAAGAAATACTACTCTGGTTCAGACAGAAATATACGGTGCTATGTTTTGACAAACTACGATACTTCACACGAAGAAGACTGGTATCGGGTACGCTCTCTGATTGAACTTGGGTATCAGCCGTATGTGATGATTTATCAAAAAGGCACTCACAACCGTTTTCTGACAGACCTTGCCAGATGGAGCAATTCACTTTTTCTAAACAGAGCGGTTTCGTTTGAGGATTATGTTCCACGCAAAGACGGAAAATCTTGTCGGGAACTCTATCCGGAAATTCTAAACAAAAAGGAGATTGTTGTTATGCCAGCGAAAACCGAGAAAACCCCCGCACCCGCCGTTGATTACAGCGGCATGAATATCTGCCGAAAGTTGCAGATTGCCCGATTGAAGTTCCTGCAAGCCGGTGTGAAGAAAACCGGCAAAAACATTCACTTGGAGTTCATGTACTTCGAGCTGAGTGACATTGTTCCTGTGGCCGAGTCCATTTTCACGGAAGTGGGTCTACTGATGGCTCCTACCTTCGGCAAGGAGTACGCCATTGCCAAAGTTTTCAACTGTGATGACCGGGATGAAGAGCCTATTACCTTTGAGGCTCCCTTCACGCAGATCGCCCCCATCATCTCCAATAGCGGCAAGGTTGTGACGAACGAAATGCAAGCCCTGGGCAGTTCTATCACCTATATGCGCCGGTATCTGTGGCAGCTTGTTCTTGACATTATCGAGGCTGACAGTATCGACAATACCTCCGGTGCCGATGAAGATACTCAGACACCTCCCTCTCCCCCTAAGACCGCAAAAAAGGCTCCTGTGACCGCTGAGAAGCGTCAAGAAATCAAGTCCGAGTTGACTTCCGCCCCGGAGGGTGCCGCCAGTGAGGAACAGGTTGCCACGCTGAAAGCGGAACTGAAAAAGCTCATGGAACTGGACGCAGAGCAGGAGAGCTTTGTGCAGAATGTGGCCGTAAAGACTGAGGGCTTCACCAAGATCACCGCTGATGTGTGCGACCAGCTCATTACCGGTGTACGGGATATGCTCTCGGCGTATGACACTCAGGAGGGTTAATCATGGAATGGCTTGACAACAAAATTCAGATTGTGCCGCCCAAGCGTCCTAAGAAGCTGACCGCTACCCGGTTCGCTACCATTCTCGGCCTCAATCCGTGGTCTACTCCCTTTGAGGTCTGGTGTGAGATCACCCGTACCTACCAGAAGCCCTTCGAGGACACGATTTACACCGTTGCCGGTAAGACCATCGAGCCGAAACAGGCGGAGTACATGAAGAACATCTACTTCATGAGCAATCTGGTCACTCCAACCGATATTTACGGCGAGAATTATTTCCAGAAGACCTTCGGTGATTTCTTCTCTGATACGCCGGTACTCGGCGGTATGTGGGACTACCTGCTGCATGGCAAAGATGGCAAGCCTACAACCGTTCTGGAAATGAAAACCTCCAAGCGTGTAGAGGATTGGGCGGAAGATATTCCTGAATATTATGCCCTCCAAGCCGCCCTCTATGCGTATCTCCTGGGCGTAGACAGCGTAATCATGGTGGCCTCCTTCCTGGAACCCGGTGATTATGAACACCCTGAGAACTTCGTGTGCAGTTCCAGCAACACAATCACCCGGCCTTTCAAGGTGTCTGAGCGTTACCCGGACTTCGAGAATCGGTATGTGAAACCGGCTTTGAAGTGGTGGAAAGACCATGTGGAAAGCGGCCTCTCTCCGGCCTATGACGAGAAAAAGGACGCTGAAATACTGACCGCTCTCCGTACCAACAATCTCTCTCCTGAAACCGACTTGGAGGCTCTGGTGAAAGAAGCCGAAGAGCTGAAAGGTAAGCTGGACGCTCATGCCGCCGAGGTTTCCGATGACGAGAAACGGTACAAAACCCTGACCGATATGATTAAAAAGGCGGCTATCCAGCAGTTCCGTGAGGGGGACAAAAAGGTGTCTATCACCGGTACTGCTTATACCTGGGAAGTCAGCAAGAGTACCACTACCAAAATCAATAAGGACGCTATGAAAGCGGACGGAGTTTTGGATAAGTACAGCACTACCGAGGACAGCTACCGGTTGCTGCCGAAAGCGATTAAGGAGGGATAACCGATGAAGTTTAAGAATTTTGTGAAATCTCTGGCTTCCAGCGGAGTGATCTATAAGAGAGGAATTGAAGACCTACCCTTTGCTGACCGCTGGCTGGCCTCCCCCACGGCTATGATGCTCATTCCCACTACGGTGAAAAGCGTGACCGCTGCGGCTATTCAGGATATGCCCCAGGCCATTGACAAGATGATTGACCAGATTGGTCATACAGACTATGCGGTTCTATCTGATGCAATCATGCCCTATCCCGATGGCGGCATCAAGGATTGTATTCGGGTCTATAAGACCCAGGCCGGTGATATTTCTATCAAGATCAGCAACGATGACTGGAAGCTGATTGAGCGGAAAGATACCTGTGAAATCCTTTATGCCTACGACATTGACACCAATTCCAATGTCGCAAAAGCCCTGCTGGTAAAGAGTTTCCCGGAATTACCCGGAGATGACGAGGAACTTGTGGGCATCATCTTTCCCGTCAATGATGAAGTCTAAGGAGGACAAACAAGATGGCTAAAATTGGTTTGAGTGATGGGTTTTCCCTTATCCCGGAAGGAACCCATGTCTTCAAAATTACCGGGGTCAGTTATAAGGAAGCCTTTGGCAAGCTGGAAATTACCATGCAGACACAAAGCGGAGCCAAGCACATTGAGCGGTTTTCCCTGCTGAAAACTGACGGCTCTCCGAACGAAGGTGCGCTTAATGCTTTCAGCTATTTTGCGAAGACCGCCTTGCAGGATTTCGAGCTTACCGAAATCGACCATGAAGACCTTGTGGGTCATTTCATCGAGTGCGATATTGAGCATGATGTTCAACCGAACAAGAACAAGCCGGACAAGACCATTACCTTCGCTCGGTTGGCCGATAAGCGGCCCTCTGACGGGTGGGATGAACAGGCGGCACCCTCACCCACCCAGGCTCCCAAAACCGCTCCTGCGTCCGCTCAGGCGGCTCCTGCGGCCCCTAAATCTAAGAGTGACCTGATGGCCCTTCTTGGCTGACTATGGACGAGGGAGGGCGGCTAAATTTCCGCTCTCCCTCGCCAATGGTATGTTGAAAAATATGTGGAAAGTGAGGATAAGATACTTTGACCACAACAAAGACAAAGGTTCAAATGCACCGGGAAATCTGTGAGGAAATCAACGATCTCTATGCCCGAAAGAACCATGATTACGGTGATAGCTTCCACCAGACCTTTGTTGAAGAGGGTATGGCAATGGCCCGTATCAGGTTGGGCGATAAGTTTAACCGGTTTAAGACTCTTTCCCGAAGTGGGGAACAGAAGGTAAGTGACGAGTCCATTCGGGACACCCTGATTGACCTTGCCAATTATGCCATTATGACGGTGCTGGAAATGGAGGTTTCCGACCATGACGCTGAGTGAGTATTCAGTTATCAGCAGAGCCGTTGAACATTACGGCGTAAATAGTCAAATCAATATGCTTTTCGAGGAAATGTCTGAATTGCAAAAGGAACTCTGCAAACACCTTAGAGGGCAAACCGATGTGAAGCATATCGCAGAAGAAATCGCTGATGTGGAAATTATGCTGGCCCAAATTAAGTGTATTTTCAAATGTTCCTGTGAAGTGAGAAACTGGCAAAAACAGAAAGTCAATCGGCTTTCTGACAGATTAGATCAGGAAGAAGGTGCTGGGTCATGACCGAAAGAGATCGCCGGTCTGAGTTCCTAAACTTCATGCGTCTGCCTGACGGAACCCCTCTGGCTACGGTTGGGGTTTTGGACTATCTCACTATCAATGGCTTTTTCACCGCTCCCGCTTCGACCAAGTACCACGGTAACTATGAGGGCGGCTTGTTTGACCACTCTCTGTCCGTAGCAAAACACTTGGTCGGCCTGACCGAGAGATTGGAATTGAAATGGAAGGACTGCCGTTCTCCCTATCTGGTGGGTATCTTCCATGACCTCTGCAAAATCGACCTGTACCGTCATCCAGTCAAAGACACAATTTATATCAGTGGGGAGAAACAGTCCATTTTCGATGAACTCTCCTGGGAGCATAATCCCAACACACTTCTCAAAGGCCACGGAGATAAGTCGGTCATGCTCCTAAGCCAGTTCTACAAGCTGACTGAGGAAGAGGTTCTGTGTATCAGGTATCACATGGGAGCCTTTACCGACAAGTCCGAGTGGAACGATTACACCAGAGCCGTCAACCTCTATCCTAATGTGCTGTGGACGCACCAAGCGGATATGCTGGCAAGCCATGTGGAAGGAGTCTGAGCATGAAGATCATTGAACCTAAAGTGGAGCTTATCAATCCTCCTGCCTATTCTGACCTTCTCTCTCTGATTGAGCTGGCCGGACGCACTTGCTATAAGTCCGAGAGCAAGATTACCGGGGACAGCGCAGAAAAGTTTGTCAGGAACATCTTGAAGCGAGGTCATGAGGCTGTCATCGAGCATGGCAGCGTGAGTGTTCGCTTTACCTGTGATAGAGGTGTGAGCCATGAGATTGTCCGGCACCGACTGGCCTCCTACTGCCAGGAAAGTACCCGCTATTGCAACTACTCAAAAGAGAGTTTTGGCGGAGAGATTTCCTTCGTCCGGCCCTCCACTATGGCAAAAGGGAGCGTGGCAATGCCTCAGTGGATTGCGGCTTGCAAACAGGCGGAATTTTCTTATTTCGCCATGCTCGACTACGGCTGTACTCCGCAGGAGGCCCGGTCTGTTCTTCCCAACAGCACGAAGACCGAGGTGATCATGACGGCCAATATGCGGGAATGGAGGCACTTCCTTCGGCTCCGTACCGCTCCTGCCGCACACCCGGATATGCGAGAGGTCGCAAAGATGCTCTTGGCTGAGATGCAGACCCGATACCCGGCTTTCTTTGAAGACTTCGAGGTGTGAACCATGATTGTGAAAAAGGCCGGAGGAAAGGTTTACGGAGCAGTCTTCACCGCCGCAGAGAAAAAGGCCATGGAAATGGAGATTAACCGGCAAATCATCGAAGCGGACAAACGCTATACCGATGACATTGACGCAATGGTTCTCTATACCCTTGCGGTTCATCTGGGCTTTGGCCCTAAGCGACTCAGACGCTTTTATGAAGCCTTTGCCGCAGAACATGACCGGCTTATTCAACATTACGAAATGCCGGACGATTACACATGGCTCTGCAAAGAAGAACTGAAAAAGATTGGTGTCGATGTGGAGGCATGGAACAGAGAAAGGGGAAGTATTCATGACATTCGTGAACAATAACGGGAAAGTCCCGTATATCATGGTCGCCGGTGCAGATCATGTTACCGGTGAAATGCCGCTTGAAACTGCGGAAAAGATTTACAGCGAGGGAACCAAGAGAGCCAGCAATAGGTTTCCCGGCTATCCGGTCTGCGTGGATAACAAGTATTTCTTCGCCACCAAGACCTCTCCGAAGAAAAGGAAAACCACCAATGAGTAAGCTGCTTCCGGTACTGCTGCTGTCATTGGTTCTCCTATCTTCCTGTTCCGCCAAGCCGGAAACAGAAAGCATTGAACCCACTGAGCTTCCTGTGTTTGAAGTCACTACACCGGAACCCACACCCACTGTTCCTCTTTGGAGCGAGGAAGAGGTTGATGTGCTGGCAAAGATGGTATGGGGAGAGGCCAGGGGTGTACCGTCTGATACGGAAAAGGCCGCTTGTGTGTGGTGTGCGCTCAACCGTGTCGATCACGGATATGGTTCAATCACTACGGTAGTTACCGCTCCTTATCAATTCATCGGGTATGATGCAGATAACCCGATTGATGATGAAATTAAAGCCCTGTGCGAAGATGTTCTTACCCGATGGTATGCGGAAAAAGATGGGGAAACCAATACGGGGCGGGTTTTACCTTCTGACTATCTCTGGTTCAGCGGAGATGGCAAACACAATTATTTTAGAAATGCCTACAAAGGCGGAGAAACATGGGATTGGTCGCTCCCTTCCCCTTATGAAACCTGAATGACCGAGAGGTGCCGTCATGTATGAAAAAATACCCTCCGAATTGAAAGAAAAGGCCCAATGGGTCAATGTCTGGAATAGTAGCAAGGTTCCCATGCAGACCGGTCAGAAAAAAGCTGCCTCTTCTGTGCTGCCTGATACCTGGGGAACTTTTGATTGTGCTGTGCTGAATGTGGCGAACGGCATCTATGACGGCATCGGATATGTGTTCAATGACGATGGACTAATCGGGATTGACATTGATGACGGTTTTTCAGAAGGACTATTGAACCCGCTGGCCGCTGACATTATCGGCCATTGCGGTTCTTATACAGAAAAGAGCAGGAGCGGGAGAGGGGTACACATTTTGCTGAAAGGCTCTCTCCCCTTCAAAGGTCGTAATAACCGAACCGGGGTGGAGATTTATCGGAGTGGCCGGTACTTCATTATGACCGGAAAAGTCATTATCTATTCAGAGATCATTGAAAACCAGGAAGCGATTGACTATATCGTTTCTAGGTATTTCCCCGATGTTCCGAAAGAGGGTGCCGGTTCCTCCGCTCCACAACGCATTTACTCCCCAATCTACCGAAAGCCAGAGCCGGGGAAAATCGCTCTGAAACCTGAATATCCAACAATCACTACCGGAAGCCGGAACCTAAGTCTGACTTCTCTGGCCGGTCAGATGCACAATCAGGGATATTCCAAAGCAGAGATTTACAAAGAGCTACTGTATGCCAACACTCAAGCTTGCAAGCCGCCTCTTCCCCGTTCGGAGATTGAAACCATTGTAAATTCAGTTACCAGATATAGGAGGTAATTTATGAAACCTTATCAGCGTGGAGATGTTGTCATTATAGATGTACCTATCCCGGCCTCCGGCCATGTGCAGGGAGGCAAGCGGCCCTGGGTCATCGTCCAAAATAATATGGGGAACCAGTTCTCTCCCACCAGCATTGTAGTCCCTCTGACCACAAAGATGAAGCGGCTGGAAATGCCAACTCATGTTGCTTTTGTGTGGGAAAACTTGGAGCAAAGCATGGTCGAGTGTGAACAGGTACGGGTCATCGACATTACCGAAGACTGGAAATATGTCTGTACCCTCCCGCCTCAGATTATGTCCCATATCGACACGGCCCTGAGAAACGCTTTCTTCTATGGGGGGGGGTGTAACAGATGGAGAATAAGCAGTATTGCCCTCTCAATGCTTCCACGGCCGAAGTTCTGTATTGTTGTCAAGAGAGGTGTGCGTGGTGGGATGAAGACGCTCAGGCTTGTTCGGTGCTGGTAATAGCAAAGGCAATGAGGAAGGTGACGAGAAATGGCCGATGAAATTATGACCACGGAAGAGCAGGAACTTTTTCAGCTCTCCAATGGCCGGTACATCATGGATAAAGACCTGTCCCGAAAGATGTTTTACATCAAAGAGGCCAAGCCGGAGCGGAGCCACCAGATCAGCGGCACTGGCTATTCCTGGGACGAGTCTGGTATGGCAGAGCTGTTTTCCGAGTGCTACCAGAATGATACCCGCTTTTGCCCGGAAGCAAAGTGCTGGTACACCTATTCTAAGGGAGCATGGAGGAAGGATATTGGCTCCCTGTTGGTGGCTGAGAAAATCAAGGAATTTTGCCGCCTGATGGCTCTCTATTGCGGAGAGATTGACAACGAAGATCGCCGCAGGGAGTATATGAAGTTTATCGTAAAAATGGGCGACCGGCGTTTCCGTGACCGGCTTATGAAGGACGCTGCCAGCGTCATGCCGATTACGGCAGAAGAGTTTGACGCAAATCCCTTTCTCATTAACTGCCTGAACGGAACCTACGACATGGAGAAGATGGAGTTCCGTGAGCATGATTGGCGGGACTTCCTGACGATGCAGACCAATTTCGACTATACCTTGCAGGACTCCCGCTGTGAGCGGTGGGAGAGGTTTATTACAGAGGTCACTTGCAATGACCCGGACAAGGCTGAATATCTGCAAAAGGCCCTGGGCTATTCAATGCTCGGTATGGCGAATGAAGAGTGTATGTTCATCCTCCACGGCAAGACCACTCGCAACGGAAAATCTACCATGCTGAGTGCCATTCATCATCTCCTGGGCGACTACGCTTCTGTGTCCCCCGTGTCCATTATCTGCAAGTCTGATCGGTCAAAGAACGCAGAGGCGGCGAACCCCATGCTGGCTTCCCTTAAAGGTAAGCGGTTTGTGACCATGGCGGAGAGCAACCAGTATGGCAAGCTGGACGAGGAAACAATCAAGCAGCTCACCGGTGGAGAAGAGATCAAGGCTCGGAACCTCTACGAAGCTACCACGACTTTCCTCCCACAATTCACCCTCTGGCTGTCCTGTAACGACCTCCCCTCTGTCAATGACAAGAGCCTGTTTGCCTCTGACCGTGTGCGGGTAGTGGAGTTCAACCGTCACTTCACCGAAGACGAGCAGGACAAAAACCTCAAAAGTGAGTTTCAGACCCAGGAGGCCATGCGTGGCATTTTCACTTGGCTGGTCGCCGGATACTTCAAGTACAAGCGGTTCGGTCTGAAAATGTCCCCGGCTATGCGTCAGGTAGTCAAGCAATATGAGAAAGACAATGACTTGGTATTGCAGTTCTTAGAAGAAAGGTGTGAAAAGGCCGGAGGTGCCTACACCAGAGCTAAGACGCTCTATGACGCTTACAAGATTTGGTGTAAGTCCAACGGCTATTTTGTGTGTAGTGCAAAGCGGTTTAATGCCGACATGGAAGCTCACCCGGAATGGCATGGGGGCAAGACTGTCTACTCTGGCTATCCCACCTACCGGGACATTCGTATGAAGGGGAGCGTATGACATGAACAAGAAAAATATGCGCCGTATGTCCATCTTGGTCACAGCATAGACCGCAAAAAATCTGGAACGACTGGCGGCTATGTCCGGCTACTTTGAGATTGGGAGAGTAGTAGATAAGCTGACCAGAGAGAAAATGATTTCTCTCCGGTGCGAGAAAGGAGATGACCGTAATGAGTAACAATGACAAGTTCAAGGAACTGTATAAGGCAATCGGCGTTCTGGCTGAAACCGGCATCCTCTTCTACCGAGCCACCATTCAGGCCGGTGCAACTCCAAGAGAAGCCATGATCTTGACCCAGGCTTTTATACGAGCTTCCATGCAGGGTGGCGATACCTCTGCGAGTGAAAGTGAGGAAGAAATATGACCGTGAAAGAACTGAAAGCAAAGTTAGCCAATATCCCCGAAGACGCTTCTGTGGAAATGGTCATTTGCAATACTGATAACCCGTTTGAAGAAGGGTGCCGGGTAGACAAAATCGCCTATTTTGAGTGGCTTCAAAAGGATGGAGCGAAAACCGTAGTTTTGTTCCCGGCATGAGAGGAATATATTTAGTGGCCTACTGAATATATTTGCGACTTTTGGCCTTTGGTGTGTTTTAGTGACTTTTTTGGTGAATAATCGGCCACTACCGGAAACCCTTGTGGCGCAAGGCTTTAAGGGCATTTTTGACCGCTATTTCTATATTTTTCTGTATAAACCCTCCATAGAGAGTGATATATAGAGAGATTTATAGCAAAAATTGAAAATGGGTCACTAAACTCACTAAAGGCCAACTGAAAATAATTAGTGAAGGAGTGCTGAATATGAGTGAAGAATTGACTCCGAAGAGAGGGCGTGGCCGTCCGAAGGGGACTGGCGGGAACAAGCGACCTGATCGGACGGAGGCCATGAGTGTCCATGCCGAGCCGGGTGATAATCGTAGATATATTGAACATTCCATGAAGATGTGGGATTGGCCCAATGTGGATATGAAGGAACCTGCCCAGGTCAAAGAGCGTATCGGAATGTATCTGAGCATTTGTGCTGAGGATGATATGAAGCCGAGTGTTGCGGGACTGGCTTTGGCTTTTGGTCGGGATAGAAGAACTCTTTGGAAATGGGCGAATGGTATTGATAGCAACTTTATCCCCCCTGAAAGTCGGGACTTTATAAAAAAAGCGTATCAATTTTTGAACGCCCAAATGGAAGATTACGCTCAGAACGGGAAGATCAATCCTGTTGCAGCTATCTTCCTGATGAAGAACCATTTCGGCTATCAGGACAAGCAGGAAGTGGTTTTGACCCCGAACAACCAGCTTGGCGAGGTGACTCCCCCGGAAGAGCTTCAACAGAAGTATTTGGAAGCTACTGCCAGCGACTATGATACAGACGAGTGACCTGGTTCACGACTATGGCTCACAACTTTGCAACTATCCCGCTCGAAGGTCTGCGACTATCCAGGCCACCTCTGCGACTATGTGGAAGCCGACCTCTCTTCCTGGGAGATCGGCGGCTCTTTTGCGCCCTGGCCTCTGGCTCCTGGCTGATCTGGCGCAGCCTGGGCCGATTGTCTGGAAAAGTGTACTTTTCTTTACTCTTTCATAATGTATAGAAAACACTGAAAATATTTTGTGTTTTCCTATTGACAACTGAATTTATTCAGTGTATATTAAAGGCACAAAAGATATTCAGTGACACAAACAAGGAGGGCAGCATAAATGGCCTATATTAGAAAAACCGTTGACCGATGGGACATTGAAACAAATTATGGTTACGGGTGGGAAATTGAAGATTGCGAATATACCAGGGCCGAAGCGGTAAAGCGGTTAAAAGAATATCGGGAAAATGTTTCTGGCTTGGTTCGACTGGTAAAGAGAAGGGAGAAAAGACAATGAAGACAATAAATAAAAAAGCTCGCCAGAATGTAAGGCAGTATATTTTAGACCATTTCGAGCCGTGCGGGTATGATTTTACCGGCCCTTGCACTTTTCAAAATGTGGCCCGGTTTATTCTTGAAGTTCACGCCAGTGAAAAATACTATTCGCCGGAATATCAGGCGGCAAAAGGTTTTACTAATGAAGCGGTATTTATGGATTGGTGCCAGGGCCTCCCCAGTGTGTTAGATACTTGTTACTACTATAACCGCTCCGCCGTGGTTGACCTGGGAAACATTTTGGAGCAGTCGGAGCGGGAAAGAGCGCAATACACGGAAGAACAGGCGGAACGGCTTTTGACTCATTTAATCTATCAAGAATTAGTAAAGGGGGCGGCGGGACGATGAAACAATACACAAGAAAACAGTTGAAAGAGTATGCCCGTTTAGGGTTGGCCCGTGATTTAACAGAGGTTGACCCGGACACGCTGCCTAAATGGTATGAAAAAATCGGGGTTAGCCGTGGAATTTATGGCATGAACGGCGGTTTGATTTGGGATAAAGTGACGGGAGAATATGGAGTTATTTTGGCCCGCTCTTCTAATTTGTTCCGGTTGTTTTAAGGGGGTTATATCATGCGAAATATTGAAATAGGCGGCTATATTCGTATTAGCAAGAAAGAAGCGGAAAAGCGATATAATGCCGGGGAAATTATTCGTTTGTGCGCTTGCAAGGTGTCGCCGGTCAATATGTGGAGCGTTTATGTTGATTGCCAGAAAGAAGAATTTCCCCATATTGGGAATGATGGTTTTAATACCATTGTCCCCCGTAATAGAGAATTTGAAACGGTAGTAAATGCGTTTTGCTGGTATAATTGCAATTATGAAACTGGATATTACCCGGCCTATTATGTAAAGGCGGTGCAGCTATGAAAATTTACGCTAAACAAATAAACCCGGAATTTCAAGAAAGTTTAATTTTTGAAGAAGGGTTGTTTCCTGAAAATATGGTTGTTTGTGGCAATCGGGATTTTAAGGAACGAAAAACGGCGGTTTTTACATTAGTGGAAAACGCCCTTGATAATGGCGATTTACAAGAGGCTTTAGAAGAAATTGAAATGGGCGGTTATTATTCTTCCTTTTACGAGAGCGCACGAGAGGCCATAGAGGAATTTTTACCGGCCTCCAAGGGTGAATATAGCCCGGACGATATAACCGCATTACAAGGGCTTGTAAAGGCTTATACACAATGTAGCAGAGCGGAAACAAATAACATTTTTTGCCGGGTTCTTTCTATCGTGGACGGGAAAAAATGGGGCTGGAAAATTATCCGGGGTTACTGCCAGAGCGATTGGAACGAAATTTTTTACCCCGTGGACGATTGGAGCCGGGAGGCGTTGGCCGCTTTTGAAATAGAGTATTTTAACATGGGTTCAGAGTGGATTATAGACGATGGAGAATTTAACCCCGATACAGATAGCCCCCTTAATATTAACGGGTATAGCGTATATGTTACGGCTCAGAATGAAGAGGGCATTAGAAAAGAGCTTGCAGCCGTTGAAGGTTGTTCTCCTGCCGATCTGGTTTTATATGTGTTTGAAGGTTATACCCGTATTCCCCAATATAAGGCGGTGTAAATGTGTATATAGTTTTGCTAATCTTGCTTTTACCGGTTCAAATAATTCTTGAATTGATGAAATTTAATAAATGAGTTTGCCGCCCTGGTTCATTCCGGGGCGGTTCTTTTGTGCTTTTCAGGGTGCAGCCGGGGCCGGTTGCCTGATACCGGGGCCGGGGGATATATCCACCGCCACCGGGCCGGGGTGAGTGGCGAAAATTCCCACAAAAATAAAAAGGCTTTATTCCTAACAAACTTCATTCAGTTACAAATCTTATTCAGTAACAAAATATTTTCAACTCTCTATTGACAACAAAATAAATTCAGTGTATAGTGTCATCAAGAGGTGATTACCATGTATATTAACAAGGCTATCCGAGATTTGATGAAAGCGAAAAATGTTTCTCTTCTGACCATGGCAAAGGCTCTTGGTAAAGAGCGTGGAAATGAAATCAGCTCTCGGCTGAGAAGCACTAACTTGTCCTTCAACAGCGCAGTCGAAATGCTGTCTGCCCTGGGTTATGAGGTGGTCATTCAGGAGAGAAAGCCCGGAGTCCGCAGAGCTGACCAAATCCTGATTGACCAGAAGGAAGACCCGAAGTATGACCTGGACGCTCTATTGGGGGCAGGCGGTGATGGTAAGTGAAATATGGCTATGGCCGGGTATCAGCCAAAGACCAAAACCTTGCTCGTCAGCTTGCCGCTTTGAAAGCCTATGCTCCTGATCTGGACGATGACCATATCTTCACCGATAAACAAAGCGGAAAGAATTTCAACCGGGAGCATTACTTAAAGCTAAAATCAATCTTGGTTCCCGGTGATGAAATTTTGGTTGAGGAATTAGACCGGTTTGGACGGAATAAAGCGGAAATAAAAGCCGAGTTGGAGTGGTTCAAGGAGCATGGTGTTATTGTCAGGGTGTTTGATGTTCCTACTACACTGATGAACTTCCATGGACAGGATTGGATTGGCGAGATGGTCAATAACATTCTGATTGAAGTCATGGGAGCAATGGCGGAGCAAGAGCGGAAGAAGATACGGAAGCGTCAGGCCGAAGGGATAGCCGCTATGCCAGTGGTTGGAGGGAGAAAGGTATCTGCTAAAACAGGAAGGGGATTTGGTCGCCCTGCTTATGAGATTGACCCGGATGAATTTAAGACACTGGTGCAAAAGCAAAGAGAAGGACTGATTACGGTGAATGACGCTTGCCGTCAACTCGGTATTAGTAGGCCCACTTGGTATGAAAAGGTGCGAAAGGTCGGGTAAGGCATGAAATTGATTTTGAAATTCATCGGAGGACTGTTATTGATTGGACTGGTTCTCATGGTCATCTTTGAGGCCGATCCTTTCGGAGCGGCTAGAGAACGGAAAGCCCAAGAAGAGGCAGAGCAAAAGGTGGAAGAGATGGTGACTGAGAACTCAATTCGGTTGGTAGATGGTGAACTTGGAGAGTATGGACAGGAAGTGACCATACCCAGTGAAACCTTTGGAACCTACACTTATGTATGGTACAACATACCGGCTGGAAAATACGATGTTATCTACGAAGGAGAAAAGGATAGAGCTACGGTATTCGTAGTAGGCAATGACAGTTCAGAAGATGTTCGTTCTACCGTTTATTTCAATGAATATGGAGAAAGTCAACAGATTACCGTAGAGGACGGAACCCATTTGGAATTATCTATCGGGGCAAACCTATTGTTAAACCTTGTAAGTGAATAAGTGAAAAAGCAAATAGGCTCTTGCAAGGGCGGGAGTAACAGCCATTACGGGCTATCGGAGAAATCCGGTAGCCCTTTTTTTCTTTCAGGAGGTCATTATGAAAATTGATGTGCTGGGTACGAAATATAATCTGCGCCGGGTCAATTATAACCAGGACGAGTTCATGCGGAAGATGAACTATGGCGGTTACTGTGATAACAACACCAAAGAGATTGTTATTCTTAATCTCAGAAGCACCCCGGATTGGGCTGAGGCTCAGGAAGAAGTCATTCAGCGTATGGAGAAATGTACTATCAGGCATGAGTTGGTTCACGCCTTCCTCAATGAGTCCGGGTTACAGTGGAATAGCTTTGCCCCGGATAGAGCGTGGGCCAAAAACGAGGAAATGGTTGACTGGTTTGCCATCCAGTTTCCGAAGATGTATGAAGCGTTCCGACTCGCCGGAGGGATTTGAGGTGATTTTATGGATTATCGGAAGTTGGCAGACAGTATTAAACGGCACATTGGGAATAAGCCGGAAGATCATGCCGCCTATATTGACCTGTTATCCCTTTGCCGTCAGTGGGAAGCAGAAGATTTTCAAGCGGCGCACGAGGTCAGTAAAGAACTGCGGGTTCTCTCTGCAAAGCAGTTACGCCGTACTTCTCCGAAAGAGGCGGAGCATTTCTATGAGGCATGGCGAAAGAGCCTCCTGTTTGACGCTCCCCATAATTTTGACGCTTTTATGACCTATATTGAGCTTGACCGGAAGCCGGAAAAGCGGTTTTATGCTCCCCGGAGGCATTACCTGAAACCCATGGTACAGGGGTTCCAAGATATTCTTGATAAAAAGCTGCGTCTTTTAACAATTTCCATGCCGAAACGAGCGGGAAAGTCGCAAACGGGTATCAATTTTGTTAATATGCTCTCTGGCAAATTCCCTGACCGCTCTACACTGATGGAGGGAACCGGAGATGACCTTGTGAAGAGCTTCTATAATGGGTGTTTAGAATATCTGATGGTTCCGAATGAGTATCTATTCTATGATGTATTCCCAGATGCCCGTCTGGTGCAGACCGGAGCGGACACAAAGATCATCAACCTCAAATCCAAGTCCCGGTTCCCTACTATCATGTGCCGTTCCATTGATGCTCGTCAGGTAGGTTTGTCCGAGGCTACAAATGTGCTTTATCTGGATGACTGTGTGGAGGGCCGTGAAGAGGCGAAGAACCGCCAGCGACTTGATGATAAATGGGAAGTGATTTCCGGCGATATTATGGGCCGAGCCATTGAGGGTACGCCCATGGTATTCACTGGCACTCGATACTCCATCTATGACCCTATTGGGCGTGTCCAGGAATATGCGGCGCAGGAGAATTGGCCTTGGAGAGCCGTTGAAATTCCGGCCCTTGATCTAATCACGGACGAGAGTAATTATGAGTATGAGCGAGAAGGCCAGAAGATTTTTACCACGGCATATTTCCGGGAGCAGAGGGAACTTCTATCCGCCGAGCAGTTTGAGAGTGAGTTCCAGCAACAGCCTTTTGAGGCCAAGGGTCTTCTGTTCAACAAGGATGAACTGAATTATTTCTTTGAGCTGCCTCCTGACCGGGAGCCGGACACCATCATTGCCGTAGGCGATACCGCCGAGAGTGGTTCGGACTCCACCTCCCTTCCGGTAGCCGTTATCTACGGCACCGAGGTTTATATTGTCGATGTGGTTTTTGATGACGCTCCCGCAGAGGTAACAAAACCGGAGTGCGCCAAGTGCCTGATCTCCAACAAGGTCGCTTCTGCTACTTTTGAGGCCAACAATGCAGGTCAATATTATGCCCGTGATGTGGCAGAAATCATTCGGCAGCAAGGGTACTCCATCGGCATCAGAACGAAACGGACGATTTCAAATAAGCAAACTCGAATTGAATTTGCCTCCGACAATATCAAGAAGAACTTTTATTTTAAGCACCCGTCCACTTACAAAAAAGGTAGTCAGTATTGGAATTTCATGAAGGAGCTGACCACCTATACCCGGAGCGGCAAGGTTCCGCACGATGACGCACCCGACTCCCTGGCTCTTCTGGAAAACGAAATTCGTATGTTGGCCGGAGGGAAAATCGAAATCTTCAAGCGGCCGTGTTGAAAAACTAAATATCCAATGGTATTATGAAGAGTTATTCATTGACAAGCATTGGATATTATGCTATCATGAAAGATGATAAAATGGCTCTTTGATGGGAGGTGACATGAATGGGAGGCAGAGCGTTATTTGGCCGCAGGGTGATTTATACCGATGTGGCCGCAATCAATGATAATAACATCGTTGATGTTCTGCAAAAGGCCCTGTTCATTCACCTCATGAACCAGGCAGATATTAGCTATCTGTACCGATACTACAAGGGAGATCAGCCGGTTCTTTACCGGAAGAAAGAAGTTCGGCCTGAAATCAATAACAAAGTCGTTGAGAACCGAGCCAATGAAATCGTATCTTTCAAGGTTGGCTATCTGATGGGTGAGCCTGTCCAGTATGTCAGCCGTGGGGATGACGAGAAAACTGCCAAGAAAATCACGCAGCTCAATGATTATGCTTTGTCTGAGGATAAGGCCGCAAAGGATAAGGAACTGGCTGATTGGTCGCACATTTGTGGAACTTCCTACCGCATGGTTCTTCCCGATGGTACGGCTGATGTGGAAGAGGACGAAGCTCCGTTTGAGATTTTCACCCTTGACCCTCGATATTCCTTTGTGGTCTATTCCACGGCCCTGGGCAATCCCGCCATGATGGGTGTTCAATATATCCTGAAAGACGATGGAGTGTTGGTCTTTAGCTGTTACACCGCCGACCACTATTATGAGGTGGAAAACACATGGGCAATCAGGCGGAGCGAGGAACAGTATTTGGGTATTCCCATCATTGAGTACCCAGCAAACAAAGCCCGTTTGGGTGCTTTTGAAATCGTCCTCCCTCTTCTGGACGCAATCAACAATGTGGAGTCTAACCGACTGGACGGCGTAGAGCAGTTTGTTCAGGCTCTTATGCTTTTCCACAATGTCGATATTTCTTCTTCGGATTATCGTGATCTGCGGGAAGAGGGCGCAATCAAGTATAAAGATATTGACCCTCAGTTTAAGGCTGAGATTGAATACCTGACCGCTGAACTGAACCAAACGCAAACACAGACCCTTGTGGACAGTATGTATAATACGGTTCTCACGATCTGCGGTATGCCAAACCGAAATGGCGGTTCTTCCACCAGCGACACCGGTTCCGCCGTCATCCTGCGAGATGGTTGGTCTGCGGCAGAAGCTAGGGCCAAGGACAGTGAATTGATGTTCAAGAAGTCGGAGAAGGAGTTTTTGAAAATCCTTCTTCGCATTTGTGACAACCTGAGCGATCTGAGCTTGAAGCTCTCTGCTATTGAAATTCGTTTCACTCGCCGCAATTATGAGAATATCACGGAAAAGGCCAATGTGCTGATTACCATGCTGAACAATCCTAAGATTGCTCCGGTTCTGGCCTTTATCCATTGCGGAATGTTCTCTGACCCCCAGGTTGCTTACAAAATGAGTATGGAGTATGCGGAAGAGCAGGAGAAAAAGGCGGCGGAGCTTGCCGCCAAGCAACAGAATAATAGGGAGGGTGAAGGGAATGAACCCGGTAGTGAACCTGACAGCAAAGGCAGTTCAGGAGATCAATGAAATCCTCTCTCGTGGCAAGGGAGTAGAGATTGCCGTGAGAAACGGTAAAGTGGTGGTTTGGGAAACCGCCAGCAAAAAGAAATATGAGGCCGTCATAGAGAGATGACGGTAACAGCCACTACGGGCTATCGGTAAGAGCGGAAACGCTTTTGCCGGTAGCTCTTTTTCTTTTGGTTTTAAGGCCGCAAGGCTTTGAATGGTCAGGGAAGACCTTAATCGCAAGGGGAGAAAACCCTACCAAAAACGGAAAATAGTGCTGAGTGAACAGCCTTGTTAAACGCAGGAGGTATTTGTTATGGCAAAGATTGACACCAGCAAGATTGAGGGGTATGCGAACATGACCCCTGAGCAAAAGCTGGCCGCTCTGGAAGGGTTTGAGTACGAGGACAACTCCGCAGAGCTGGAAAAGCAGAAGAACGCTCTTTCCAAGGCCAATTCTGAGGCCGCTGAGTGGAAGCGGAAGCACAATGCTCTTTTGTCCGAAGAGGAAAAGAAGAAGCAGGAAGACGCTGACAAGCTGGCTCAGATGGAACAGGAGCTTGCCGATCTCCGTAAGGGCAAGACCGTTTCCGAGTACAAAGCCAAGTTTGTAGCCCAGGGCTATGACGAGGCTCTGGCTGAGGAAACCGCTAAGGCCCTGGCTGACGGCGATAGTGCTAAGGTCTTTGCCAACCAGAGCAAGTTCCTCGAAGAGTATGCGAAGAAGGTCAAAGCTGACGCAATCAAAAAGACCCCCAAGCCCGGTGCGGGTGCCGGTTCCGGCTCTGGCACCGAGGATGCCGTAGATTACGGCAAGAAGATCGAAGAGGCGCAGAAGAACGGTGATATTACCGCTGTCGCCTACTATACACGCCTGAAAGCCCAGGCTGAGGCCGAGGCTAAGGGTGAATAACCAGTAAAGGAGAGATTGATTTATGGCCAATACTCTGGCTACCAGTTTCGGGGTACTGAATTACTCCGGTATGCTCTTCAATAAGGGTAATACCCGCTGCCCCCTGTCCTCCATCATCGGCGGCAGGGCTAAGACCACCAATCATGTCGAGTTTGTGACCGGCCAGGAGTACACCACTGGCGGCGGCGAGCAGCCCGCTATCAGTGAAACCGCTTCTCTGACGGCACCGGAGGCGAGTGTGATTACTCGTACCCAGAAGACCAATGTGACTCAGATTTTCATGGAGGCCGTAGGCATTTCCTATGCCAAGCAGTCCAACATGGGCACCCTGTCTGGCCTGAATGTTTCCAACCAGCAGGCCAATCCCATCAATGAGCTGGACTTCCAGGTGGCGGCGAAAATGCAGAAGGTCAACCGGGATATTGAGTTTACCTTTATTCAGGGAACCTTCAACAAGGCCACTTCTGATGCCACCATCAACAAGACCCGTGGACTGGTGGAGGCGATTACCACCAACACCAAGGTTATGTCAAGCAAGCCTCTCGGCCTGTGGGACATTGCTGACATGGTGAAGAAGATTTACGGTGCCAATGCTCCCACCGATGGCCTGTGCCTGTGGTGTGACGCTACCACGCTGTTCCAGGTCAATGCTGACGCTGTTCAGAATGGCCTTACCGTGGTTCCTGCTGCCCGTGAGATCAACGGTATCGCCCTGTCCAGTGTGGTCACTCCCATCGGCGTGGTGTATCTGTACCTGGGCGAGTGTCTTCCCGCTGGTACGGCTCTGCTGCTGAACCTGAATGTGATCGCTCCCGTGTACCAGCCTGTCCCCGGAAAGGGCAACTTCTTCCTGGAGCCTCTGGCGAAGACCGGTGCCGGTGAGAAGTATCAGCTCTTCGGTCAGATTGGTCTTGACCATGGCCCTGAGTGGTATCACGGCAAGTTCACCGGCATTGCTCAGAGCTTTACCGCTCCCAAGTACAGCCGAAGCGTGTTTATTGCCAACGATGAAACCAATCCTGTTGCTACCAAGGAAGTAGCTGCTGGCCTTACGGGTTAATCCCAACTGAACTAAGGAAAGGAAAGGTGGAAAATCATGACCGATACTGAAAAGCTGACCATGCTGAAAGCTATGACCGGCGAGAAGGACGAGAGTGTACTTTCCACCTACCTTTCTATCGCTGGAAACAAAGTCCTGAAACGGGCTTATCCCTTCGACAATACCGTGACCGTGGTTCCAGACCGATATGCCTACAATCAAGTGGAAATCGCCGCTTATCTGGTGAACAAGCGTGGGGCTGAGGGAGAAACAGCGCACAGCGAGAACGGTATTTCTCGTTCCTATGAGGACGGAGATGTGCCGCCTACGCTACTGCGTGAGATTGTCCCCTGTGCCAGCCTTATCGGGAAGGAGCCGATGGCATGAGAGTTATGGAGCGCAATAAATCGGCTTACTGGTATCTGTTGTATGACAGAAAAGAGCCGGTAAAGGATGAAGAGGGTCATGAAACGGGTGACACCCGTGTGGTCTACAAAGAGGC